ATTATACTTACGAGAAGGTCAACGAAACAATACGCAGAAACAATTTTGTAGAGGGAGAAATCAAAGCAATGGATTTATACAACAAGACGCTCCGTGATGAATCACCTTCTCTAATGCAACCCGAACATAACGGCATCAGCCTTTTTGATGGCTACCGCATCAGAAGGCTAACGCCTATTGAATGTGAACGCTTACAGGGATTCCCCGATCAACATACGGCTTATGGGAATTACGATGGAGAAGTCAAACCAATGAGCAATACCCAACGATACAAGCAATGCGGTAACGCAGTAACAGTTGACGTAGTTGCAGCAGTCGCAAAAAAATGTTTACCTTTATTTAATTAACAAAACCAATCTTATGAAAATTATAGAACTTTTAGACGGAAGCACTTGGGATATGGAAACAATCCTTGAGAAGATGCACGATGATGACTTTTACTACGGAGTACTCGGCAAGAACGCCCTGTCCTCCTCTGCTTGCAAGCTGCTGCTGACCTCACCCAAGACGTACCACTACGTCACGAAGTACGGCAGCGAGGAGTCTGATGCGTTTGCGGTCGGCAGGCTTGTTCACCTTATGGCTCTTGAGCCGCACAAAGTAGCAGACTACGAGGTCATTGAGGTGCAGAGCAAGAATGCAAAGGCGTGGCAGGATGCTAAGGGCAAGCGCAACCTATGCACCCGTAAAGAGTACAACGAGGCGCAACGCATCTCTGATGCGCTCCTGCGTAATGAGAATGTGCTTGGGCTTATCACAGGCTGCGAGTTTGAAGTACCAAAGATTGGTATGATTGGCGGCCTACCCTTTAGGGCAAAGGCTGACATCTATGCTGAAGGGTTTTTGGCTGACTTAAAAACAACAACCGACCTACGAGCATTCCCTTATTCTGCAAAGAAGTACGGCTACGATGTGCAGGCGTTTATCTACACCCGACTCTTTGGAGTGCCGATAGATAAGTTCTTCTTTATCGCTATTGACAAGGCAAGCCTTGACATAGGCATCTACTCGGTGAGTCCCGAGTTCGTGGCAGAGGGAGAACGCAAGACCCTTGAGGCTATTGAAATGTACAAGCAGTTCTTCATCTTGGGTGAGGACTTGGATTCGTACACAGTTGTAGGCACGTTATGACCGACATCACCAAATGCAGCGGAACTGACTGCCCCCTGAACACAACCTGCTACCGCTATACTGCCCCGACAGGAATGTATCAATCATTCTTTGTTGGCGTACCCATCAAGAACGGGCAGTGCGAATACTATTGGAAAACCAACCTTTAACATAAAACCAATCGTTGCATTTTTTGCAACACCTCAAATACCAACGAATAATGCAAGACCAATTTATGAGGATAGCAATGGCGCAGCTCCGTAGCACCTACCCCTTCAAGCCCCAACGCAGAGCAGTTGCTGCTCGTATGTGGGTAAAGTACCTTGAGCGCAAAGCGATGGCGCAATGGTTCAAAGACCAAGAGGCTAATTTATGATTAGACCCTTTGTACTTGCCTTCCACAAGCAGAACTCGGGTGTATCACACCACAGGACATTTGCACCCTTGATATGCCACAAGGATGTAGATGTTTTTTTCATTGAGAAGATTACTGACATTGACCCTGAGATATGGCCGAAGGTTACTCACATCTTTACCTCACGGGTATTCCCTGTTGAGCCGTTTGATGACTTTGTAAAGCTCTGCCGCAAGGAAGGCATCAAGCTAATCGTTGACAATGATGATTGGTGGGTGCTGCCTCCTACCCATCCTTTGCTTGGGGTATATTCAGGCCAAATGAAGATGAAGATTATTCGCTCTATGAAAGCAGCGGATGAGGTATGGGTGACCAACAAGCACCTTGCCTCAAAGGTTAAGAAGTACAATAGCAACATCCGAATCATCCCCAATGCCATCAGCGTACCAACGTGGCAGGTGGAGAGAGAGCCAAGCGAAGAAGTGCGCTTTGGTTATATAGGAGGCAACCACCATTCTTTAGACGTAAGGGAGTCCACAATCAACCTTGAAGGCTATCAAAGCTATGTTGCAGACGTAGATGGGTACCCTGATATTATGAGGGCAAGCTTCAAGCTGCCCACGATGCCACCAACGCACTACCACAAGCTCTACAATTACTTTGACGTTAGCCTTGTTCCGTTGAGTGGTTCTGAGTTTGCCAAGTGCAAGTCGCACCTAAAGATGCTTGAGGCAGGATTTAGCAAGTGTGCCTTGATAGTGAGCAACACGCAACCTTATTCACCGTATATCACAAAGGACAACTGCATTGCTATCAACCACCCAAGCGAATGGGCAGGAGCAATCAAGAGGCTAAGTGAAAACCCCAACCAAGTGGCTGACCTAACGGAATCGTTATACGAGTATGTGCAGGACTTCACGATGGATAAGATAAATGAACTACGATGCTTTATATAGTTACCCCCTGCTCCCGCCCCGAGAACCTACGGAGGGTAAAGAGAAACATCCCTGCCTATGCAACGTGGGTAGTAATGATGGACGCAAATTGCGACTTCAAGGAATCAACAGGCGCATCAGTCACACATTACTCCACACGCACGGGGGATATGGGTAACCCTTTACGCAATGAGTTCCTTGAGTTGTATGCTGATTCATTTACCAAAGAGGATTGGGTGTACTTCTTAGATGATGACAATACCTTGCATCCAAAGTTCCTTACGGAGTGGAATAACCTAAACTCCCTTGACTGTTCTATTGTAACGTGGGGACAGGAGGGTAGGCTACGCCCTACCGACCAACCCCGAGTCGGCAACATAGACACCGCCTGCTATATGTTCAAGCCCTATGACCTGCCCAACCTACGCTTTGAGATGACGTATGAGGCAGATGGCATCTTTGCCCAAGCAGCATCCGAACAAGGAACACTTATCTGCGTAGAGCAGTACCTTTGCTACTATAACGCATTACGATGAAAGCTTCAAAAGACATAGAAGGGTGGTTCAACCACCAAGCAGCATACGACTACCTCCTTGCCAATATGCCCGAAGACGGCACCTTCGTAGAACTGGGTGCTTGGCTCGGTAAGTCATCGGCCTACCTATGCGACAAAGCAACACACCAAAACATCACAATCATTGACACTTGGAAGGGGTCACCAAACGAACTCACGACCACCCACAAGCTCGCAACGGAGATAGACATCTACGACCTGTTCTTAGAGAATATGGGTGAGCGCAAGTACAATGTAATCAAAGGAGAATCCAAAGTAGCTGCAAAAATGTTTCTCGACGAATCGTTAGACGTGGTGTTCATAGACCTCACCCATACCTATGAGGCGGTAAAGGAGGATATCAAGCTATGGCTCCCAAAAGTAAAGAAGGGAGGGTTCATCGCAGGTGATGACTACCACGAACATTGGAAGGGAGTAATTCAAGCCGTTGATGAGCTGCTGCCCCGTGCTACGTTCATAGATGACTGTTGGATTTACCAAAAGTGAAGAACCACACAAAGGTCTATCTCAAAGGGATGGGCTACTCCACAACGGACTTCATCCCCTGCGAGGTGTGTCAAGGCCAAGCGCAAGACATACACCACATCGAATCTCGTGGGATGGGTGGAAGCAAGCTCGCTGATACCATCGAAAACCTAATGGCTCTCTGCCGACCTTGCCACGTTGCATACGGGGATATTAAAGAATGGAAGGAACGTCTTAAAGCAACACACAATCACCACCTCGCAAAAAGGGTTATTTAGATACAAACCGAAAATAACGGAACTCTACGGATATGAAAGATGACAAAGGCAGGTTCATAGCAGGCAACACAGGAAGACCCGCAGGAACACCAAACAAGACCACCAATAAAATACGAGAGGCATTCCAAACCCTCATAGAAGCCAACCTTGAGAATATGACCCTATGGCTCACGCAGGTTGCTGCTGATGACCCGAAGGGCGCACTTGACCTCTTGAACAAGATGGCGGAGTACACAACTCCCAAACTCGCAAGGGTGGAGAACTCACACGAAGTATCGGATGAGCTAACCAAAATTAAAGTAGAGATTGTCCGAGCTAAACATCAAGAGTAGCGAACTCTTTGAGAAGAACTACTCTGCCCAAACTCGGATAGTAGTCAATCAAGGCGGTAGCCGAAGCGGTAAGACCTACTCGCTTTTGCAGATGCTCATCGTGATGGCGATGGAGGATCGCGGCAAGGTGTACTCGATAGTACGCAAGTCTCTGCCGTCTCTGAAGATGACGGCCTATCGTGACTTCTTTGAGATTCTAAATGCTAATGGTCTCTATGATGAGGCACGGCATAATAAGAGCGACTACACCTACGAGCTGAATGGCAACCTCTTTGAGTTCATCAGCCTTGACCAACCGCAGAAGAAACGGGGAGCAAGACGTGACTACCTATTCTGCAACGAGGCCAACGAGCTTACTTGGGAGGATTTCTTCCAGCTCTTGATTCGTACCACAGGCAAGATATGGGTTGACTACAACCCCTCTGATGCGTTTCATTGGATATACGATAAGCTGCTTACGAGGGATGATGTCACCTACATCCAGTCCACATACCTTGATAACCCGTTCTTGGATGCTTCAATCGTAGAGGAGATAGAAAGGCTGCAACATACGGACAATGATTACTGGCGTATCTACGGACTCGGAGAACGTGGTATGAGCAGAGCCACCATCTTTCAATATGGTCAGGCAGAGATACCAAGCGATGCCACGCTCTTATGTCACGGGATGGACTTTGGTTACACGAACGATCCTACAGCACTTGTGGCGGTTTATAAGTCAGGAGACAATCTTTATGTGGATGAGCTTATCTACCGCACGGGGATGACAAACCCCGACATCAGCAACGTATTGAAGTCCCTAAACCTTGACCGACGCACGGAGGTATTTGCTGACTCTGCTGAACCTAAAAGCATCGAGGAGCTGCATCGTATGGGATGGAACGTGAAACCCACGCAGAAGGGCGCAGATAGCGT